GGCGGCGACAGGACAAACAACAACACTCCAGAAATGGCAGTTTGTGAAGAACTTGGAATTGAAATGTTATGGGAAGTCGGCGGCGGCAAAGTGCAAAGCAGCAGTGCTCTTGCTAAAGGACGCGTGCCAGAAGCTAACAAACCTGTATGTTAAAATATAAGAAAATAATAATTGGAGCAACTTTAAGTTCTATATTATATTCTTTCTATACCCAAATACCGTTGATTTTTGTAGAAGGGGCAAAAATACATCCGTTTGATTTTTACAATTCTGATGTTGACCTAAGCTTGCTTAAAATTGATCCTAAAAATTATTTCCTCAAACAGCCAGATGGCAAACAAGTCGTGTTTGGTCCACCAAAGCAGCAGGTATATGAAAAATTATTAGCGCTCTTATCGTTATCGGGACTTGTGCCTTTTTCACATTTAGCAAAATCTATTAATATTGAAGATGACTACTTAAAGGTTATAACAGAGGGGAATAAGACCGTAAACGTTGAATATGAGCAGTTAATTGTATTTGACGATAATAAAATCAATGGTCTTCCGCACATTGTTGAAAATAACCAAAATAAGCCAACACAGGTTTTAGATTGGTTCGAAATAAATCTTGGAAGCACCCACGACCTTGATTATATTGAAACAGATAATAATTTTGTAAAGCAAATTTTCTTTTATTCTTCGCAACGAGATTATACTCAAAGTGATAAAAAAGATTTATTAGCCATATCGTATTTAACACCCGAGGAAGCAACTCAAAACTATCAATATTCAAACACATATGCAAAATTTAAGATTCTGCAATGCATAAAAGAAGCAGGAATTCGCGGTCCAAAAAATGGCAAAAATCCAAACTATCCAGATCGTTCTTCCGAACCATTTAAGTGGCTATCTCCAAAAATCTCTTTGATGCGTAGACAGGTAATGCCCTTTCCTATGGGAAAATACGAGGATAACGAAAAGATTACATTTGTATATGAAACGTCTGAAGAAATTATATCCAACAATCAAGTTGAAATGGATACATATACATCAAAATTGCTCAATGCTCTATGATTGAAGAAAAACCTATAAATAAAGCCGCGTTTCATTTGGCGGGCATAATCCCAGTTGCAGGATATGAGCAAGATTTTGGATTTGAGTGGGGCGATTGTTTGATGCCGATTGCTGAAAACTATACTGCCCTTGAACGTTCAGTTATAGAGTGCGCCTATGCGGGATGTGAAACGATTTGGATAGTGTGCAACAATGATGTTCAACCTCTCATACGTCATAGAATAGGCGAAGTGGTTCAAGATCCTATCTGGTATGGGAGAATATTGGCTGCTCATCCAGAAGACTATCGACGCCCAATACCAATATATTATGTCCCAATTCACCCAAAAGATAGGGACAGAGTTGACTGCCATGCGTGGAGTATATTATTTGGGGCATTGACCGCATACTGGATAAGCAAACAAATGAGCAAATGGGTCACACCAGATAAATATTATGTTTCTTTTCCCTTTGGCGTTTACCCCGAGGATGCTCCGCGAGAGCATAGAAGTTTAATTTCTAGTGAAAATAACTTTTTTCTATGTTATAATGGAAAAACAGCCAAGGACGGTGAATATCTAGGATTTTCATTTGGACCAGACGATTTTATTAAATGCAGACAGGTGATAAGAAAAGAGGGGACAAAAACTTGGAAAAATTCTGGAAGCGAAATACCCACAGAAAAACTACCGCTTGAAGAAAGATGGTCAGCAAGATATTTTTCCCTTGACAAAGTTCTAGAACCTGTTATAATAGAAGAAAGAAATACAAAAGAAGTAGGCTGGTTTCACAGTCTTGCTAGCTGGGAAAATTATATTAATTTTCTTGCTTCATCTGAAGCAAAAACAATAAAACGTCCCTACGAGGGACTAATTAAATATCATGAATGGAATGGAATAGGAGTAAACCATGAAAACGAAGAATGATCTAGAAGCACAGGTTAAGGAGTTAACCCAACAATTACAAGACGCACAGGCAAAAACACAACAATTTGCAACAATCTTAGGGCAATTGCGCTATCGCGTTATTGAAGTTTTAGAGCTTGAGCCAAAAATTCGAACTCAAATCGTACACGAGATTGACACTGTGTTCAGTCGTGCGTTATAATCTATTAAGAGGAGGGTAAGATGGACGATAGAAAAAAGTCGAAAATCCCATTTGTTGGGCTACACGCGCACAGCGTTGCAGGCTCCCTGTTTGATGCCATAGGTTATCCGGGGGAGCATATGGATTTTGCTTTTAAGAACGGATGTGATGCTTTAGCACTAACCGATCACGGCAATGCTAATGGGCTATCTCATCAAGTGTTACACGCCAAAAAAATGAGAGAAGAAGGTAAGGATTTCAAACCTATCTTTGGAACTGAGGCGTATTTTCTTCCATCACTTTCTGAGTGGCGAGAGGAATACGAAAAGGCGCTTAACGACAAAAAGCGGGCAAAAACTCTGAGTAGCAAATTGAGCGCAGCAACCGTGGAGGATGAAACCTCTAGCAAGAAAGTCCAAGACATGCTGCGCCGCCGCCGCCATCTTATCCTCCTCGCCCAAAACCAGCAAGGACTTCAAAATATTTTTAAACTAATTTCGGAGAGTTATAAGAGTGAGAATTTTTATCGCTATCCGCGTATGGATTATGATATGCTCGCAAAATATAGCGAAGGTGTCATCGCTGCTTCTGCCTGCTTGGGTGGCGTATATTCTGGAAACTATTGGGAAAACCGAGAAAAGGGCGAAGAAGCAATTCTTGAGGCAATGCGAGAAACCACCCGGCGCATGGTGAATATTTTCGGAGATCGGTGGTACGGCGAACTCCAGTGGAATAATGTGCCAGAACAACATATTATTAATAAATATATTATTCAGATGCACAACGAGTTTGGCATCGGTTTAGTTTCAACTGCGGATAGTCATTATCCGAATAACGATGCTTGGAAAGATAGAGAGCTTTATAAACGCCTAGGATGGCTTGGAAAGTCAACCTTCCAGCCCGACTATATGAGTAACGAACTTCCTATTTCTGTTGAGGAAATTGGATACGAGCTTTATCCCAAGAATGGTGATCAAATGTGGGCGAGCTATAAAAAGTATTCAGAAGAATGTGGCGTTGAATATGATGACGATCTTGTTTTGAAGTCTATTACAGATACACACGCAATTGCACATCAGCGGATCGAAGATTTCCTTCCTGATAATACGGTGCGCCTACCTGACTTTGTTGTTCCTGCTGGGCACACTGCAACCCAGGCGCTAGTTAATATGTCGTTAGAAGGTCTTCGAAATAAAAATTTACATAAGAATAAGGAATATATAGATAGGCTGCGTCACGAACTTCATGTTATTGATGATCGCGGTTTTCCCAAGTATTTTCTGACCATGAAGGCAATTGCCGATAGAGCAAACCAGTGCATGCTTACGGGTCCAGGTCGCGGATCTGCTGCCGGATCCTTGGTGGCTTATGTTCTCGGAATCACCCAGATTGACCCAATTAAGTATGGACTTTTGTTCTCGCGTTTTCTACGATCAGACGCAACTGATTATCCTGATATCGATTATGATGTTGCCGCGCCAATGGAACTAAAAGAGCGGCTTATTGAAGAGTGGGGCGATACCACTGTTGTTCCTATCTCAAATTGGAACACGCTTCAACTTCGCTCTTTGATTAAAGATATTTCGAAGTTCTATGGCATCCCTTTCAAGGAAGTTAACGAGGTTACTGGAAAAATGCTTATGGAGGCAACCCCGGCAGCAAAGAAGGCACACGGAATTAAGGCAGGTGTATATGCGCCAACGTTTGAAGAGGTGAAAGAATATTCACCAACTCTCCAGGCATTCCTATCCAAGTATCCACATATCGCCAATCATATTGATGTTCTCTATGGACAGGTTCGCTCTTGTTCGCGTCATGCTGGCGGTGTGGTCGTGGGTGAAAATTTAGACAAGTGGATGCCCATAATTAACAGCAAGGGTGTTAGACAGACGCCCTGGGCAGAAGGGCAGCACGTTCGGCATCTTGAACCAATGGGGTTTATCAAATTTGATATTCTTGGTCTTTCCACGTTGGCAATGTTTGACGGCGCAATTCGACATATTTTAAAGCGACACCAGGGCATCCCAGAACCGACTTTTGCCGATGTCAAAGACTATTATGAGAAACATTTGAATCCAGACGTAATCGACTTGACCAATCAAGACGTATATAAAAACATTTTTCACAACGGAAAATGGGCAGGAATTTTTCAATTCACCGAGAAAGGCGCTCAAGCATTTTGTAAGCGAGCAAAGCCTACGAGTATTATTGATATTTCTGCTATTACTTCTATTTTCCGCCCTGGTCCTCTGTCGGCAAACGTAGACGATGAATATGTTGAGGCAAAGGAAAATCCTCAATATATTAAACATATTCATCCTTTGATCGAAGAAGTTACCCAGGAAACATATGGGTTCTTAATTTTTCAAGAACAGATTGCTATTCTTGCTCACAAGCTTGGAAAAGATATATCTCTTGACGAAGGCAACAAACTTCGTAAACTATTAACCAAAAAGGGAACTGGCAAAAGCTATGGAGCCAAAATGAAAATCCATGGGAAGTTTATTGAAGGCTGTGTGGAAAAGGGCATTCGTCGCGATATTGCACAAAGCATCTGGGATAAATTTGAATACTTCTCTGGCTATGGATTTAATAAATCACACGCTGTTTCTTATTCCATGCTCTCATACCAATGCGCTTGGCTGGCTTATCATTATCCGGCAGAGTGGATGGCGGCATTTCTTGATAAAGAACCCGAAAGCCGAAAAGAAAAAGCAATCAATATTGCCAAAGGCTTTGGTTTTAATATTAAAAAGCTCGACATAAACACCTCCGGGCGCGTTTGGGAAATTAGCGAAGATGGGCATACGCTGGTTCAGCCGCTAACTTCTATTAAAGGGTTTGGAGACGCAGCAATCGATCAAATCTTAACTAATCGTCCTTTTGAGACGATTGAGGATTTTTTATTCAATGAAAATATTACCTATTCTAAGCTAAACAAGAAAGCAGTAGATGTCCTGGTTCGTTCCGGTGCAATGAATGGTTTAGTGGACACAAGATTCAGCGGGTTAAAACATTTTTGGTCTGCTGTAGCAGTCGATAGACCAAGAAAACCTAAGCAACTTGAAAATAATATCGATCTTTACCGCCCAGAAGGCGATTTTGAGGAAGAAGAACTGATTCAGTATACGGTAGATTTAACAGGCGTTTTTCCCATGGGCGAAGTAATGAATCAAAAGATTAGACAGAAACTAAATGATAAATTTATCCCACCAATTGGAGAGTTCGATCCTGAGCTACAGCTTACTTGGTTTATCCCTCGTAAAATTCTTCCAAGAAAAACAAAGCATAATAAAGAATATTGGGTTGTTGAAGTAATTGATGATACGGGGCATACAACAAGTATCAAATGTTGGGGTGTAAATTCAAATCGTGACATTTTATTTCTCAATCGCCCCTATATGGCTAGATTAGAGTATCACCCAACATGGGGCTACTCAACAAGATCAATTCGTCATAATTTTAGATTATTAAGTTGACAATAAACCATAATCCGGTTATAATATAAGAATCAAGGAGTAACAATGATTATTGAATACCATAGAATACACATGAACGCATATCCACCAACTCGAAGTAATCCAAGCGATGCAGGGCTAGACGTTTACTTTTCACCCAAGGAACACAAGGCTATCTCCGTTCAACCGGGCGAAAGCATGATCCTTCCAACAGGGCTTAAATTTGGCGTTCCGCATGGATATATGCTTGAGGTTAAGAACCGATCAAGCGTAGCGGCTAAGCGCTCTCTTCTTGTGGGCGCTTGCGTAGTGGACAGCGGATATGATGGTGAATTGTTTGTTAACCTTCATAACGTCGGCACAGAGGAACAAATAGTTGAACCTCATACAAAGATCGCGCAGGTTGTAATGGTTCCAGTTGTTCCGTTTAGAGCAATGGAAACTACAAATCCCGATCTTTATGGGTGGTACCCAATTACAATTAGCGACCGCCAAGACGGGACATTAGGCAGCACAGATGAATAAGGCAGCCCAGGAAACAATGTTTTCCAGCAAATCGGGAGAATGGTCAACTCCCCAAGATTTTTATAATAAATTAAATTGGAGGTTTGGACCTTTTGACCTTGACCCCTGTGCAAGCCCTCACAATACTAAATGCGACAATTTTTATACTGAGCCAGAAAATGGATTATCAAAAAGTTGGCAAGGGCACACAGTATTCGTTAATCCTCCATATGGTAGAGGGATTGAAGCATGGATCAAGAAGGCATATGAAGAGTCGCAAGACTCCAATACAAAAGTTGTAATGCTGATCCCGGCACGCACGGATACAAGATATTGGCACGACTATGTTATGAAGGCGGAACTGGTATATTTTGTTAAAGGTCGCCTTAAGTTTGGCAATAGCCAAAACAGTGCCCCATTTCCATCGGCAGTAGTAGTTTTTAATAAGCTGCCCGAAGGGTGGGGCAGCGACTATCCTCGTATGGGAGCGCTTCAACGATGAATAGAAAACAAAGACGAGCGCAGGAGGCGCATATGCGTAAAATTAGCGACGACGAATTGTCAGCAAAAATTGCAATGTTTGGCAAATTGCCTAAAGAATGTACTGCATGTCAATCATCATTTGACGAGACAAATCGTGAAATGGTTACAACTTGGAATGTAGTAGTAAGAAAAGACGACGAAGATAGCCCCGTTCGGCTTTATTGTCCCACTTGTTGGGAAACGGCACAAGAGGTGGTAGCTAATTTTTTTAAAAACATGAAGGTGACAGACAAATGAATCTTAATACGCTTTTAACATTTGATGATGTTTTATTGATGCCCCAATATAGTGACATAAAATCTCGCAGCGCCGTGTCCTTAGCGTCGGATATGTCGGAAGGAATCGAGCTTAGAGTACCGATTATTGCCAGTCCGATGGATACTGTATGTGGTACCACCATGTCTGAAAAAATGGCAGATTTTGGCGGCTTAGGGATTGTCCATAGGTACAATTCTATTGACACACAGGCAACCATGATATCCGAAGCCTCTAATGGGGGCACAAAGACAGTTGGTGCCGCTGTTGGAATTACGCGAGATTATTTAGAGCGAGCAAGAGAGCTTGTTGCTGCTGGCGCTAGTGTACTATGTCTTGATGTGGCACACGGCGATCATTTATTGATGCATGTTGCGTTACATAATTTAAGAGATAAATACGGGCACATAGCTCATATAATGGCAGGCAACGTAGCTACTTATACAGGCGCTTTTGCATTGGCACAACTTGGAGCGCACAGCATAAGAGTTGGCATTGGTGGAGGATCCATTTGCTCCACCCGTCTTCAAACAGGACACGGGGTACCAACGTTAGCTTCCATTGTCGATTGTGTTAGAATTAGAGAAAAGTTTCCAGATGTTAAAATTATTGCAGACGGCGGCATTAGAAACTCTGGAGACATAGTTAAAGCCCTCGCCGCAGGCGCTAATTTTGTTATGGTAGGCTCATTACTGGCTGGAACAGCCGAGGCTCCAGGCGACGTTATTCACAAAATGGGTAACACGTTCAAGTCATATCGTGGAATGGCTAGTGCAGATGCTCAAATGGACTGGCGCGGTAACGTATCATCCTTGGAGGGGATCGCCACGGTTATTCCTTATAGCGGGGCAGTCCTTAAAGTTTTAGAAGGCTTAGAGAATGGCATACGAAGTGGCTTGTCTTATAGTGGCGCACGAACTCTAAATGAATTGCGAGAAAATGCCCAATTTGTTCGACAAACACAATCAGGGCTTGCAGAAAGCAACACACATATTATGTGGAGATACAATGCCTAAGAAACAATGGGATGAGCCTGCCGAAAAAATATACGCACACCTACCTCAATCACATAAAGTTGATTTGAAGATCAAACTTCATCACCACGGAATTACACAGGCAGCTTTTCTACGAGGGGCAGTAAAAGCTTTTTTGCAAGAGGATGAACATTTTATGGAATGGTTTGACACATGGAAATTACAAAATAGTAATATCAAATCTGCCCAACGTCACCAGAAGTCAGATAAACTGAAACAGGCAGGAGAAGAGCTTGCATCAAAATTTGGTATTAATGATGGAGAAATTGAAGATATATTTGATGTTCTTGCCAAGGAGCACCCTGAATTATGATAGAGTGCGCTGAAAAATGTATTGAACTAGATGTAAGATGCCCAATTAAGGAATGCCGCTGCTGGATTGATTATAAAAAAGATATGAATTGTGTTAATATCGCAATTAAAAATAATGGCGCAATGAAATTAAGAGAGATTGCAGAAAGATTAAGCTTAACTCCAGCAAGGGTTCAGCAAATAGAAAAAGGTGTCCTTGCCAAGTTAAAGAAACTTATGTGATTTTTCTGCCTTTTGTGTGTTAGCTTTCTAATTATAAGTGATTATTTTGCACAATATCGCATTTAGGAGAATATTATTATGAGCAAAAAGTTTCTATCAGAATCCCAGATTCGTCGCTTTCAAGGTCTTGCGGGCATTCCTGCTATACACCAAGAAGCAGGAATGGGATATTATGGCGGCAGAGATGAAGATGAGTTACCCGGCGATGAAGGACCGGGAGAAGAATTGCCACCCGATGTTGGTGGTGATCTTGGCGGTGCCGAAGATATTGAGGTTACAGACTTGGAAGTTTCCGACGAAGGGGGTGAGGATTTAGGATTAGAACCTGAACAGGCAGAGAGTCTTGCTGCTGATATTGTTCGGGCTGTTGCACAAGAGTTAGAAGACGCTCTTGGTTTAACCGAACCAATTGAGGTTGAAGTTGAAGACGAAGTAGATGGCATGGAAGATTTGCCACCCGATCTTGGTGAGCTACCCCCGGAAGAAGAAGCCGGATTGGATCTCGGAGCCCCCCCAGGTGAGGAAGAGGAAGACGAACTTGCCCTTCAAGAAGACAAGACTGCCAACAAGGGTCACGGACCCGGCAAGCAAGTAAAAGATGGCAATGGTCATCCCACTGGCCGTTGGCTAAAAGAGGACGAAGAAGGCGACGATGAAGAGCTAGCCGAAGTGCTTGATGATGAAGAAGTCGTTAGCGAAGTTCTGCGCCGTGTTGTTGCCCGTCTTTCAAACAGAAAATAGACAGTGGAACTAATCTCCTAAATTAATTAAAAGCCGTGGCTAGTCCACGGCTTTTATGTTATAATAGTGTTAACAACAACAAAGAACTATTTACGTTTGACCACTTATGGTTTTCATTTAGACTACAATGCAGATAAACGAACTTAGAAAATTAATTCAAGAAGTAAAGATCCGAGAGGCTCTTCAAAGCGGGATAACACAAGTTCAGAATCCGTTTAAGGCAGTTTTTATTTTTGGACCCGCAGGCGCAGGTAAAACATTCATTAAAGATGTGCTTGGGCTCCCTGATAATTTTATTGTTATTAATACTGATGAACTTGTTGAAGACGTGTTCCCTAGATACGGACTATCGCTTAATTTTGAAGAAGGTCCGCAGGTAGTTAAACAAGAATTGCGAAAACTATTACAGCAAGCCACCGCAGAGAGGATGAGGAAATATGTTAATAAATGTCTGCCGTTATTAATTGACACTCCCGGTGAAAAAATTAACAAGATACGCGATATCGTCCGCGCCCTTGTTGAAATAGGATATGATGTAGCACTCTTTCAGATCAATGTCCCCCCTGACTATTCAGTTCAATCTGATGAAGAGCGGTGGGCAAAAAAGGGAGAAAGAAAAGTTGGTCCAAAACTCACAAGACAAATCGCCAATCAATATCAAAAAAATGTTGTAAGAGATGCAGCATATCTCCAGTTAGGAGAGGAGCGAGGCGTTACCCTTCTTTCGGATAAAATATATCCAAATATTTTTGATATTAATACAGGTGAAATTAGAGAGGACTTTGATGAGTCCGTGTTACAAGACGATAAGCTGGAATTAAAAGATCCAAAGGGTGGGAAACGTTCGCAATTTATGCGTAACCCGTTTCAAGGTGTAACATGGGACGAAGCCAGCGATATTCTAAAGGTAGCACAAACGAATCTTTCCGAATGGCTCGCACCAGAGGCACCACTAAATCCCACCGGTCGTCTAATATATGATGCACTTAAGTATATCCAAGGACGTGGAGTTGGAACTCTGGGCGACGAAATCACAGATATTATTCAATATGGAATTGAACATACGCAAGATCCTGAAAGGCTTCCTCTGCCACCCGAGGTACATGAGGCGCTTTTTCTGTCACTGGGAGGAGAACTGGAAGGAAAAGAAGCCGCCACCTCCCTCCTCACTAAAATTAAACGAACAGCCCCGGCAGAAAAGCGACCGGTACTTGATCCAAGATATTCAGGCATTAATGTAAAATATACGGGACCAGCATATACAAAGCCAGGAGCGCCTACCGCTAAAGATATTGTTAAAGAAGAGGTATTAAATTTAAGTGAATTAAAAGACTTTGTTGCAAAATTTAATAAAAAAAATAATACTTGACACGTAGAGTGGATCTTGTTATAATATATTATATATATACATAAAGGAGGGCACTATGAAAGCTTGGGCATGGAAACGAGAAAACGAACATGATGAAACAGAATATTGTATACAAGTGGACAGTATTAAGGGCAAGAGAGGGTTAAACAAGGTTTTAAAAATATTGTCTGAATGGACGGTTGTTGGCGATGGCTACAATATAAAAACAAAAGAATTTACTTATATCTTCGCAAAAACATTTGCCAATACACATACATGGCAAACATGGGCGGAAACTTTCCCAATTCATTTGGTTGAAATGACTTCTCACGGTAACGAAAAAATTAGAAATAAAAAAATGATCCAACAAGGAGCAGTTCTGTGATCTTTACACCGCAATTGGGACAAAAGAAAAAAGAAGAAGGCAAAGACGAAGAAGAAAAAAAAGCAGTTCATGTTATAGCGAAGGAGGATGAGGCACCGCGTGTTATGGGGCTCTGTGGCGATCTTGATGAAGAAAAAGCAGGCGAATTAATCTATG